CTGCGCCCAAAGGGCCAAGTCATCAACGATGTACTGCCGAATGGCATCGTAGCGTGACGGTGGAACATACGGCTGCCCGTTCGGTGCAACCTCCACGTGCGCTTGCATCACCATCTGTAGGCGAGACTCTAGTTCTTCCGCAGTCACCGATGGCAGTGCGTCCATAATCATCTGAACGGCTGGCACGACTTCTGTGGTATAGAACTGCTCGCCACTGCTCTGAATCTGCTGCATCTGGTACGATACGCGCAAGTTATTCGTCTCGCGTTCGGCCCGTTCGGCTCGCTTTTCTGGCGAGTTTTCTACGTAGTACGCTTCTCGAACCGCCTCAAGAAACTCTTCGTCGTTCAAGAGGCGCTCCATCTGGGCTTCGCGTTCGGCTACCGCCCGTTCCATCTGCTGCACGGCTTCCAGCGTGGACTGATACTCCTGCTCGATAGCGGCAGCTTTTCGGTCCCGCTCTTCGTTGTACACGCCCCACTGCGCCAGCTTCACAACCTGATCCAACCGATCTTTGCGAACCTTGCCGTTCGCCTTGTACTCCACCATGAGCGCCGGGACTTCAACCTCGCCATCGTCGTCATACAGAGCAAACTCTGTTGCCAGTCCTTCGGTGACAGTCGGGACAGCGACATACCCTTCGGGGAGTTCAACGCCAGACGAGTCGACTTCATCGGTTGCCTCTACCTCTGGGGCAACCTCAGCCTCTTCGTCTGGGGCAGATGCTTCGTCTTCCTGCGGTGCGACCGGCGTAGACGGGTCGGCCACGGGAGCCGGCATGGCGGACGCGACGGCTTCGCTAATCGCGTCCTTGATGTCAAAAACGGGAGCGGTCATAACTGGGGGTTATTGCTGCCGGGATAAGATGTCCGCTTGACGCGCAGCAACCTCTTCGTCAGGGATACCGGCCAACTGCTGTTGCAGCAGTGGCGCGACCCCGATGGGTGGATTGCTGCTCGCCAGTGGCAACTGGCCCGGCGGGATGGGTGGAACGCTGGCGGCGGGAGGTCCGCCTTCGGGACCGGGGCCAGCCCCCGGCATCGGGGGCATCATGCCCCCTTGCTTCTGTGCGGATTGGTTGGCAAGCGCGGTCCACCGCTCCTGCGCCGCCGCGATGATGGCCGGATCGAGATCGTCCTGCAAAAGGATCTCGCGCTCCAGTACATCCTGATGGATCGCTTCGTTGTCTTGCCAGCGGATTTCTGGCAACGGCATCTGCTGGCGAATGGCATCCGCCACGCGCTTGGCGCGCGCCTCCTGATCTTCGTCTGGGGACGAGATGTTGGTAGCCAAGGCAAACTGCTGGCGGCGACGGTACTCCTTGAGGTCGATGACGCCCGTCTGGAGCCAGTTGTCTAGCAGGTACATACGGAAGGCCATCGGCATCGGCATCATCGACGCCTTCTCTACCTTCACATCGCTCTGTCCGTCGAAGTCCGACGCGGTTACAGCGCGCGCCAGATCGGGGCGGCCTTTGCCAATGGCGCCTAGCGAGCGCGGGACATCGTAGCCCCACGCCATACCGGCCAGCGTGATCTTCGCCCAGTCGGTGTATGCCTGCGCCATCGCCGCCACGACAGGCGAGAACACCCGCTCCAACTGCTCACGGGCCGCAATGATGGCACGGCCCGATTCGCCAGTCACCTGTCCACGGCTGACCGAGTTCCAGCCAGACGCGGTTTCAAAGGCGCTCTTTTCCAACGCCAGCGCCTCCTTCACATCGTTGCCAACCGAGAATCCGTTGACTGGCTGGATGGAATCGCCCATGCTGCCAGCGCCACGAACCTCGATCATGGAGGTCACGCCACCCATGAAGGTTTCCGTGGCAATCGCGTTCGGGCGCGTCAAGAAGCGGCCACCCGCGTTGACGCGGATGTTCTCGACCCACTTAGACGACAGCGCGTTGACGCGCATCTGGTGGTCCAACCACTGCTCCATGATGGGGCGCGGGTAGTAGGACGGGTCGCTAGAGCCGTCTGCAATCCGCACCACGGGGATCGCGTTCCAAAGCAGGGGCTTGGGTCCAAAGACAACCTCGTTGCCCACAATGACGATCTGGAGGCCCTCTGGCAGGACATCCGGGTGGGGCGCGAGGTACACCGTGAACCGTTCGGTGACATCTTCATCGCGCAAACGCTGGCCTTCGCCGATCGTGGTCTGCGTTAGCACCCACGCGCCGATGCCTTCCGCCCCGTTGTAGGTCGGGGCGTTGCCCGTGGTCAAATTCATCTTGGCCGCGTCCAGCCCGGCCACGCCGTAGCGGTACGCTGCTTCCTGCCGGGAGATTACCTCACGGATGACCACCCACTGCGGGGGTTGGGTCGCCGTCGCGTTTGGGGAAACGCGCACCTGCTCGACACGGAGGGTCTGACAGTTGAGATCGCCCAGCGGCTTCTTCTCGCCGGGGCGTTCGCCAAGACGTTCGTCCCACGGGCCGCGCTCAGAGTCCCAGAACAGGTGCCAGAATGAGACGCCATCGGTCTGCGCCCAGAACCCGGCCTCGCGGGACAGGCGCTCCATCATCATCTGCTCGTACTGGTACTCCAACGCGAGCTGCTGGGCCTGCGCCTTGCGCCGGTCGTCTGGATCTTGGGTGGTGGGTGTTACAGAAAAGCCGGGGCGCTGGTCCATCATGATCTGGAGGCGCTGATCGAGCGCCTTATCCACCATGTTGTACACCACGCGCGCGCTATCACGCGGACGGGACGGCTCACGCCACGGGCCAAGCCCCTGAGCACTGATCCACTGCTGTCCCGCACGGAACAAGCGGTTGCGTTCGACCAAGTGCAGGTGCATCTGCACCGCTTCCCGGCGCGATTCCCACAATCCGCGTCCCCATGACGCCCACGCCGCCCGATCTTCGGCCAAGTTGGGGTCGGCCATCGGCACATCGTCACCATACAGCGCTCGAAGCAACGCCTGCGCGTTTTCGTCCGCTGTGTACTGGTTGTCCTCGGGCTCGTTCGGGGCCATCTGCTCGTTGGGCGACAACGGATTGAGAGACAGCCCTTCCATCAGTCGGGCCATCTCGTCTTCCATGACCGCGCCGGCAAAGGTCGGGTCGTCCATCGCACCAAAGTCGTCCAACGGCGGCATCGTCATCGCTTATACTCTCCGGGCTACGCCAAACGCAGTGCGTACAAGGTTCCAGTCCTTCAAGGTGTCGTATCGTTCCCGCATTGCTCGGACTACTTCTTCCTGCGCCCACGATTCCTTCTCGTTCATCGCCAGCGCAACCAAGTCTTCGGGCAGTTCCACCATGCCTTGAGTCGCTGCCGCTGTTACAGGAACAAACTGCTGGACCATAGCCCGGATCTGGAGGATGGCAAAGACGACCACCCCTGCCCAGATCACATGCGGAGAGAGATAGAGCATCAGCTCGCCGTATATCGGATCGTCACCACCGGCGCGCCGCTGGTATATGCACTGCATCGCGCGCGAATACCGGCAAATCCACCCGTTGCCTGCGTCCACGCGCCAACTGCCGTGGCACTGGCCGCTGCGGTGCCGGAATTGCTGGGCAGCATATTAAAAGCGACCCAGTTCGTGCCATCAACGGTGGCCTCGAAGCTGATCGTCGCTGACAACGTGCCGGTGATCTGCACGGCAACCTGACCGGGGGACGGGAATCCCGAAACGGTCGCGGACTGCTCGGCAGCGGAGACGGTAATCTGCTGCGACTTCAGGACTGTTGCGGCCATGTCAGCACTCCCACGCCCGAAGGCTCTTGTTGATGCGCGAGTCCGGGTCGTTTGCCGTCTTCGCGCTGGTCAGTTTGCGTTTCATGCCAGTCATCCGCTTACAGAAGGCAATCCGGCGTTTGGCTTTTTCAGGTGAGGCCGCTGCTTCTGAGCGTTTGACTGGCGGTTTGATGTCTTTCCCTTCGGCGCGCAACGAAGCGCGGCCCTTTTCATTCAGGCCACCCTCGGGATTCTTTCCTTCGGCTCGCTGCCACGCTGGAGACTTTGCCATCAGTCCTCTTCGTACTCGTCTTCGTCTTCCGTCTCGTCTTCCATCTCGTTGTCCATCTCGTCCATCTCATCCGACTCGTCGCTTTCGTCCTTGAGTAGCGCGAGTTCCGCCTTGAGATAGCCGATCTTTTCTTCGAGCGCAGCGATCTTCTCGGACTTGGACAGTCCTTCGCCCTTCGAGGCGTCGAGTTCTTCGCGCAACGACGGAGACTTGGGCTTCTCGCCCATATCAGGCTTCGGCTTGCCAATGGCAATCATGATGGCCATGCCCGGACCCTTGCCCTTGCGCTGCATGATCGGCTTTCGGGGGCCGCCCATCTTGCTCGACTTGGCAATCACGGCGTCCATCCCACGCTTGTCTTTCGCCATCACCACCCCACTGGCAGTTGTGCTTGAAAATCCCCGCTTTGCCCACCGGAGCGAAGCGCTGTGGATTCGTTTGTGGATAAGTTCGGGTCATCTGGCACAAATTGCAACCCCGGCGGCGCCTCTGGCACCACGCCTTGTACGCGATCCCAGCCGTAGAGCGCGAGCGCGAGCGCCATCACCCCGTCATCGTGCTCACCGGACGGCGCTTCGTACTTCACGCCGGTCGCGGTGTAGTTAAACTCGAAGGCTTCGAGCTCGGCGACGAGCCATTTCGCGGTGTCTGCCACTGGCAACGAGAGTTCGTCGCCCTGAAACGCGGCCACCAAGCGCTGCATCAGGCGCAGTTTGCTCGGTTGGGTGAAGACATGGGGCGTCACATCGACCCCCATCATCTGCAAATCCCCGACAATCGCATCGCCAACGCCCGTGGCGTCCGCCACGATGGGGACACCGCGCGCCATATCCCGCACTTTGGTCTTCGTAACCGCCCACGGCGCTTGCCAGCGCTCCAGTGTTACCACCCTTCGGTAGGCGTCCAGACCAACGACGACGGTGAAATCCAACGAACGCGCCAAGTCCACGCCGTAGACGACGGGCTGGGTTTCGCCGAGTCCATCAAAGGGTTTGACGGCGCGGCGGATGGCTTCGAGGCCGAACGGGTTCGCGCCATCATCTGTCGGAACGCCCTCGAACTCCTGCGCGAAGACCTCTGGTGGCAGTTCGCGGCGAGCGATTTCCACCTCTTCTGCCGGTATGTAGGGGTTTTCCAGCGTCGATGCCCGGAAGCTCTGCCAATCGGGGTCATCCGTCAGCCCTCGGTTAAACAGCGAGACAAATCCGTGCCGGCGCCCCTTTGGCGTCCCCAAAATCAGCGCGCGCCCACCCAAATCGACCAGCGTCGGACGGATCGCGGCCTGCCAAACCTCCAGCAAATCGCGCACAATCCCCGCCTCGTCGATCACCGCGAGCTTGTATTTACGGCCACGGGCCGGGTCTGGCGTGTCCAGCGTCCAGACTTCGATCACCCCGCCAGTTACCAGCTCGATGCGCTTGTCCTGCTCGCTCATGCGGCTTGTCACCGGCGCCAGCCGGTCGACCAGCTCTCGCCACGCCTCCAGCGCGATCTTATAGCTGGGGGCAAACCACGCCGCCGGGTGCCCTTCGAGCGCGACATCGCACACTTCTCGAATCCCGCAGGCCGACTTGCCCCACCGGCGACCGCACATCACGACCCGGAACCGGGCCGGATGGCTGGCAATCGCGGCTTGCCCCGGATGCCGGCGGTGAAGGCGCACGACCGCCTCCGTGCCGCCCTTATGCTTGCCCTTAGCGCTCGCCATCAGCCGAACCGCTCCCGCATCCGGGCGCTGGCGATCGCATCGCAGACCGCCTCGACCAGTTCGTAGTTCATCCCGTTCGAGAGCCCGGCGTCATCGAGCGCGACATGGCACAGTTCATGGAACAGGACGCGCCACTGGTGGCGCTTGGTCGCGGTTTTATCAAGCGTGATGGTGCGGGTCGACTCGTCCCAGATCCCCCAACACTCATCCCCATCGGGGTGCTTAATCTTGGGCGACAGGACGACCGTGACCTCCCCGCCGGGGGCCATCAGTGTTTTGGGCAGCGCTGGGAATGTGACCGACTTTTTGGACGGAGCCATATCAAATGGGCTGCGCGATGATAGTTTTGCCCAGTGCCGCAATCGAGGCTTTGTCATGCACCACGTTCACCAGCTCCACCCCGTAGACGCCCGGTTCGGCCCCGTGGCTGACGATGGCAAACCCGTTCGTCCAGTTCGGGGCACTGACGTAGCTGGGGTTGAGGTCGCACATACAGCCGATTTCGTAAGCCCGACGCACCTGCTCGTCCCGGTATCCGACCGCAGGGATGCGCTCTAAGCTACTCCCCATCCGGTGCGTATGGCTATGCATCACGCTGCTATGCCACTTCTCGGCATGGCCTCGGGCCGAATACGCCGCGTGTTTCCGCACCATGTCCCCGTGTAGGACCAGCAGCTCGCCGGCGACGATCACGTGGTCTTGCAGCCGGATCGGGCACCACTCCGGGTAGAACCATGTCTCGTACCGGAGCAGTTCCTCGGCCTTGGGATGGCCGTACAGGACTGGCACCCGGTCAGACAAATAGCGATGCCAGCGGCTCGCCGTGCCGTTCCCGCTGTGGTTGGCCTCGGTTTCCACAATGTCCATGTTCCACGCCGCGCTGACTTCGCGGACCAAGTGCAGGAACTTGTGGAACTCGGTGACTTCTTGGCGCAGATCCCACGTGTGCCGCTGGTCCTTCGGGTACCGGCTGACCGCCAGCAGGTCCACGGTGTCCCCGTTCAGGATCAGGCGCTTCGGGCGCAACAACTGGATCGTCTCCAGCATCACCGCGATGCTGGCATTGCTCTGCGCAGGGAAGTGAAAGTCCCCGGCGACTAGCGTAAACCCGTTGGCCTCGACCGTTCGCTCCGGCTTCTCCGGCGCTGGAAGCGCTACGGGACGGAGCTGCTCCAGCCACTCCGGGATCTTGTCCCCGTCGATCTTCGTGGTCGGATCGAACATGGCCTTGTTCAGGCCCGTGATCGGCGGACGGTTGTTCCGCACGACCCC